GCCCATGATGACCCCAGCCAAGTGGCGCATTTATGCGCGTCGTTGATTCGTCAAAATGCGTATCAATCCAAGCTGATCCAGCAGGCAACTGGTCATATTGCCAAATTAGAAATGGAGCAGTTTTTAGGCTGCTCCAAATCGAAATCATGGTGGCAGCGGCTGTTACGCCGCCAATGATGGTTGCAGAATCAGCTTTAGCTTGCGTTGCGCACGTTGCGCACGTTGCCTGACCCGCTCTCTGCACACGCCAAGATTGCGCCCGATTTCGGCATAGCTGCAAGGTGTTTCGTAGCCAATGCCATAGTTCATACGCACAACATCCCTATCAAAGGGATCTAGGCGAAAAAAAGCCAGCTGCAGCTGCTCAACGCGCTCGCAAATCTCTTCAGGGTTGTGTTCTTCGTCAAGACCATACTCATCAGCAATAATATCTAGTACTGTGCTGCCATCTTCAGTGATGAGTGCATCTAGACTCCGGTGAGGTCTGTTGCGCTCCATCAGCATCAACAGCTCATCTGTTTTAATATTGAGAATGTCAGCCACTTCACGCACCGTAGGCGTGCGGCCATTGGCTTGCGCAAATTCGCGTTGCGTTTTGGCCGCTGCGTAGGTCTTCTCTAGCGCATGTTGCGGCACACGAATCAACCGCTCTTTGGTATCAATAGCGCGGGTAATTGCTTGGCGAATCCACCAATAGGCATAGGTCGAAAACTTATACCCCTTAGTGCCATCAAACATCTCTGCAGCACGATGCAAGCCCAGCGCACCCTCTTGGATCAAATCCATGAGGTCCATGTTGTTGGACTGCAGCCGGGTGATGTACCGCTTAGAGATGTGGACCACTAACCGCAGGTTGCAATTGATGATCATGTCGCGGGCGCGGATGCCAACGCGGATCTCACGTTGCTCTTGTTTGGTGCGCTCGCCTGCAGCGTCACGCAGTTCAAGGTATCGCCGCACTTGGCGCGACAGTTGGATTTCTTGCTCAGCCGACAGCAATGGGTATCGGCCGATGGCGTTGAGGTACTGCTTGAACGAATCGGGCGTCATTTTGGGTGCTATGCTGTTGATCCAATGACTTTCGGAGTCACTGGGCATTCCGTAGCGTGGGGGCTGCGGTGAGGCCGGCACCTCGTGAGGACCGGCCACCCCCACACCTAATTAGTGGCGTCGCAGTGGTCAAAATAAAACCCCTGCAACCGTTGAACGATATCATGCGCAGCCGTTAGCTGCTGAAAAAAGTCATCATTTACAAGGTAGCTTGTACTGCGCTCTTGGCAGTCGTAGCACTCATGCCGCCGGCGCTTGGCACGATTGCCGTAGGTGCGCTCTTGCATGACAAGGCGCATAACGCCGTGACATTTAGGGCACCGCTGCTCGCCAATGTTCATGGCAGGATCTTGGACGCCAACCAAAGCGCCAAGCAACAGACCACGACGTAGCCGACCAGCAGCTCGAACATCAACGGCACTGTCATTGGCCCTCCAGTTCGGCGGCGATGGCAAAGAGTTCGGCGCGTATGGCTGCCGCGTGAACATCGCAACAAGAGTCATAGGGAAGGCGCGGGATTGGCACCACCTGATCCGCAGCAGCGCGGAGGGCGGCGGCGATCATCTCCTCTTCGGTGACATCACGGTCAAGGTTGTCGGCCAGTGTGAAGGCGGCATCCAGCACCGCCTGCGCGGCGGGGGAGAGGTCAGTCATCGCTCGACCTCCTGCTCAAGAGCAAAGACAAGCGCAGGCGGAAAGTACACATCGGGGTTGCCGGTCATCCACGCCGCCACCTCGCGGATCGCGGCGCGGGCTTCCGGCTCCCAGTTGATGGGCTCGTCGTCTCGGCCGATGGCACGGGCCACCCGGTCAACCAGCGAACTCCTAATTTGGCCTGGATTAGGAGTTGGCTTGGAGCCGCTCACGCCTCCGCCTCCAGTAGCAACCGGCGCATGTACCAGTCGGCTTTACCAAGGTCTTCTAGGGCATTGCCTTTGTGCTCTGCACGCCAGAGGTACTTAATCACTTGGCCTTTGCAGTAAGCCTTAAAGCCTTCAGTGCCCAGTGCAGCTTTAATGGCTTGAATGCATTCAATGTCGCCTTGCTTGTAATGAGGCGGGTGGTTAACAAGATCAGTCATTCCAGTGCCTCAGGACTCCTGCACAGATGAATAAATTGGTGGCCATATAGGCCACCAGAATTGCAATGCGTACGGTAGCAACTTGATCAGCAATGCGATCACGGTGATGCGCTTTTTTGCCAAGGGCTTTTGCGACCACCAGCCACCAATGCGCTTTAGTCATTGCCTAAGTTAGGCAGTGCTTCGCTGCGCAGCAGCCATGCGGCAAATGCAACGTGACTGGCTACAGCTTGCTTATTGACTGGTGCCATTGGATAGGATTCTGACCACCAGCGGCGAAACAGCGCCTCAAGATCTGCTTCGTTCATCAGAATGCAGGCTCCTCGACTTGCGTGACGCGCGGCAAAAATTCAAATCGCTGCACATTAAGCACATGCTTACTGCGCTTGGCGCCAGTTTCTTTGTCATTCCATTCTTGGCGGCGGACATTGCCCGTCACCATGATGGAATCACCCTTTTTGCAGCGGTCTACGACAAGTTCTGCAGACTTGCCCCACATTTCGATGTCAATCACATTGTTGATGTAATTGCCATCCTTGTCTTTACCCTCTTGGATACCACCTGCAAAGTTGGCAACCATGCTGCCGCTTTCAAAGGCACGGAGCTGAGGATCAGAAATAATGCGAACGATGCCGGATGCGTAAAGACTCATGTCAGTGGTGTGATGTTATTGGCCTCTTCAAAGGCCAGGACTTGGGCTAGCGGATACCGCACTCGTGGCGTACCGGCTGGAAAGCCAATACGCGGAATCGTGTAGTACCTAGGACCAATGCCGCGAGCGCGTTGGTTTTTGATGGCAGCTGGTTTTAGCCCCCACCGCGCGGCCAATTGGTCATTGGTTAGATACGGTTCAGTCATCAAATGGATCCTCCTCGGTAGCAGCAAAGCTGGATTCCTTTTCCAGCGCAAGCGCTAATAGGGCTTCCTGCTGCTCGGTGGAAAGGTCGGCCTTGCGTGCCTCCATGCGTTCGGTCACCTTGGCAAGATCAGCAACGCTGTTGGCCTTGGCAATAGCAGCCTTGCCGGCAGCAAAGATCTTGGCATCACCTGCAGGCAATGCTGGCGCAGGCGCTGCGGTAACCGTGACAGGCTGCACCTCGGCCTGCTCCATCTCATCGGTGCTGTAGACACCTGAAAGGTCAGCGGGAAATGCCTTGCGTAGTGCCAATGCCTCAGAGCACTTGGCAATCATCGTGGCGCCCATCTTGGACCAAAGCCCTTGGCCAGCGTTGTAATCGGCGAACCGCGCAACACCAGTAAATGGATGGCTGGCACCCTTGCGCCAGATGGTGGTCTTGGCCGCGGCAGGTGGCTTGCTGCCAAGCCACACGTCAGTCCAGACACCATCGTCACCGCACCAAAGCGTCTCAGAACCATCCAGTTGCCCGGTGCGCTCGGCAATGCTGCGCAGGCCGTCAATGCCAGCTTGGATGGTCATTTTGCCGCCACGCTTGATGGCGTAGATCTGCTTGCTGAACGGATCCAAGCCCGTGCGCTGACAGGCATAGGCAAAGAGGCGTAGCTCATCACCGCTGCAGCCAGGTGCAATGGTGGTGCTGATCAGTTGGGTCTGCTCTGGTGTCCAGAGTGCTAGGGAGCTAGAAGTCATCGGAGGTCATGGTTGGGGTAGTGCCAAGTGCCCAAGCAGGCAGACTCAGCGGTTGAATCGTATTGCCGTAACTAGGCCATTCGGAGATGGCGCGGCAATCGGCAATGGTTTGCAGGTTGACGCGGCGTTCAGATGCGCCATGCAGCATTGCTGCCTCATCCAGCTCGTACACGCCAACCGCATACGGATAGGTTTTTTCCACTGCGATAAAGACAAACCGCTCGGCGAAGGTGCCGGAGAGGTAATGCGCTTGCTGAACGTGGTACCGCCACTGAGCTACCGACTTGGCAAACCCCTTAGGGCTGGCGTCAGTTGTGGTCTTGAGATCCACGATGGTGGTGCCGTTGTACCAGTCGGGGCGGCATTTGCAACGCAGGCCGGTTGGGATGTCATCCCACCAGAAGCTTTGCTCTGCCTTACCATCACGCAGCAGCGTGGCAGCAGCTTGGTGGTTGCGCACTGCGCCGGCCATTGCCATGGCTTGCTCCATGTCGGTTGCAGTGACGGCTTCAATGCCGGATGCTTCCATCTCGGCGGCCATCTCCTTGCCAGCCTTGGTATTGCGCGGCAGGCAGACGGCATAGCGCGTGGCTAGATCGTCTGGCTCCAGCACGGCGCAATGCACCAAACTGCCTAGCTTCATCGCTGCGGTCGGCACCGATGACGGCCGCTGCGGGTCGATATACCGCGCCCAGTAATGGTATGGGCTGGCGGCAATGGCGTGCAGGTGGCTGGCGCTAACGGCTGGGTCAGCGTGATATTCAGCATTGCTGATCATGCTGCCCTCAGCTGGCGATGCAAGTGCGTTTGTGGTCCGTAGCACTGCTGCAGTTCTGGAAATGCAAGCAAAACGCGCTGCTTGTTTTCTGGATCGGCGTGCAGTGTCGCCTCAGCCAATCGGCGGTAGAAACCGCCGCCATGCTTAATGGCTGTCTGCAGCGTCCAGTAGCTGTCGTTAGTGGTCATGGCTTCAGCTGCTCTTGGCAAGCGTGATGCGCCTGTACCTGCTGCTTGCCGGTGTCATATGCCATGGCAGCAATGCCAAAGATGATGGCCAGCATTGCGAGTCGGTCGATGGTCTTGATCATGGTTCTCGAGTTGGGTTGATGCCGGATTGGGTGCGGCTCCGGCTGGCCGCGTGGGGTCAAGCCCCAGCAGGTCCCAGTCGGTAGCCGGGAGAAAAGATCATGAACTCATTGTTCCATCCCAGATCCTTTACCGTGACAGGCGCAGCGGTGTAGTAACCGATTGCCGAAACGGTGAGATGCACCTCATCCCGGTCAACCACTGCGTAGTTGATGGGATTGCGCCAATCAGCGGGATCGGCAACCTTGGCAAAGGCGGCATCAAGCTGCGCCTCGGTAAAAGGGGTGCCAGTTTCCTGAAGGATCAGCATCTAAAGCGCAGCCTCTGGGCTGCCGAATGGAGGACCGCTTGCCTCCGATGTGCAAACAATACCACCATGCGCCGCCCCGGTCAACCGTGGGCGGTCACAATGCGTTGCACACGGCTGCGGCTGATGCCCATGTGGTCGGCAATGCGGCGTTGCGTCCAGCCGTAGCTGCGCAGCCGCTTGGCGCGTTGCTCAGTGGACTCAGTGGCCCACAGGATGATGATGATCGGCAGGAGTAGCAGCGCTGCGATCAGGGCAAGTGTCGTAGTCGTCATGGTTCTCGGTTTGGGGTGCGAGCGGTCTGCCCCGCTCGTGATGCCACTGTACACCATGCGCTGCCGTGGTCAGCCCAGCTCAGTAACGGATCGACACAGTTGCGATGCCATCGAGCGGCACTCCTAGGCGATGGGCGGCACCGGCGCTCAGGTCGAGCGAGTTGCAGTCGCAGCGATCGACGACTGGCACTGTGAGAGTCCGACTGCCATGCCTGACTGTCACCCGCGTGCCACACGGCAACCATGGATGCGCCGCCGACAAACCCCAGTGGCGGTAGACGCCACCGCAGTAGGTGATGCGACCGTGGAACCAGCCGTCGTAGACGGTGGCAGTCACCTGCCGGGCTTGAGCAGGCGACAGCAGCAGGATTGCTGCAGTGATCAGTGCACGCATGATGCTTGAAGTGATTTGGGTGGAGTGGCAGCGGCCTCCGATACGGTTGCAGCTGCAGCCACCGCGACTGCAGCACCGCGCGCGTCCTTGCGGATAGCGCCGACCGCTGGGTAATAAAAAAGGCCCCGTAGGGCCTAACGCTCAGTCTTCGAGCTCGCTCTCCAGATCCATGCAGGCACAGATGAGGGCGTCGACCAGCTCGTTGTCGCAGAGCTGCTCCCACTGATCTTCAGTGGTGCCGTCACGCAGTGCCTCCAGGGCAGCCACAACTGACTCGGCGGAGCCGATCACTGTGGCCATCTGACCAAGCGCCTCGATGGCGGTGCGGGTATTCATGTTTCCAGGTGCGGTGGATGCCGGGATCGCTCCCGACTCCTTCAGTATAGCCCATGCGCCGCCCTGATCAACCCTGTGCAACATCTCTTAACAATGCCTCTGCATCGCTGACCGAGCGCGCCACGCCGGCAATGCCACCTGCTGACAGCACTGCATCTAGCCACTGCTGCTGCTCAGGGCGCAGCCTGCCGGTCGCGGTCTTGACCTCAATGCTGGTGAACACGGCCACGGTGGTGCCGACCATCTCTGGCGTCACTGTCACCGTGCGCCAGCCGATGAGGTCAGCGCTGCCCTTGCACAGGCCAAAACTCACCGGGCGGCCATGCTGGTCCTTGAGCGTGCCGGTGTTATTGCGGAACAGCCTGGTAGCCCCGGTGCTGCAGGCTAGGCGGATGTGTTGCTGGATCTGTTGCTCTGACACTCATCCGCCGTAACGCTTGGCCAGTCTGGCTTGGTGCACCCGCTCAGCCCATCCGCGCTTGTAGCCGCGCTGCTGCGCTAGCTGGCGGAGGTCGTTGAGGGACTGCGCACCGCCTTGCTCGCGGCGCTTGGCGCGCATGGCCACCTCAACCAACTCCCCATCAACCTGCTGCAGCTCGCGTGCCTCTGGTGCAAAGCAATGCCCGCACTCACCGCACTGCTTGGCTTGGCTGGCCATGGCGGCAAAGCAGCTGGGGCAGACTTTGACCGAGGGCGCCTTCTCTCGATCCCGCTTGCGCTCGCCGTCTAGGCTCCACTCGCGCGGCTCTAGGTGGTGGCCAAGGCGGAGCGTATTGCCGACGTGGTCAAGCACCACTGCTGCAGCCTTGCCCGGTGATGGCCTCAGGCACCGGCCGATCATCTGTAGATGCAGCGCCACGCTTGCTGTAGGGCGCAGCAGGATGCAGCCGCCGACTGACGGGACATCCACGCCCTCGCCAATAAGTGCGCAGGAGGTGAGGATGCGTATCCGGCCAGCACCTAGCGCCTGCAGTAGGTCACGTCGCTGCTCGCTGGTCATGCTGCCGTCAATGCTTGCGGCTGTGATGCCGTTGCACTGGAACAGGGATGCCACGGCCTCCGCGTGGGCCACGCTGCAGCAAAACGCGATCGCGGTCTGGCCCGATAGGTATTTGCGGTAGTGGCTAAGGCAGTCGCCCATGATCGTGCCGACACGGTGCTCCGCCTCTTTGGTGTCAAAATCACCCATCCGCTTGCGCAGGCCGGTCGTGTCAAAGCCTGGTGGTGCCAGCACCTTGGCCGCGGCGAGGTAGCCGTTATCCGTGAGCCATTGCGCGCTGGGACCTTCCACCATCGCTTGATAGTGCTCGCCAAGTCCGCGGCCGTCGAGTCTGATCGGGGTTGCAGTGACACCCATCAGGTGGGCTTGATGGAAATGCTCCAGCACCTTGGCCCATGTGCCGGCATTGCTGTGGTGCGCTTCGTCGATGATCACCAGCTGAAAGAAATCACGCGGCAGCTTGTGGAGCCTGCGGGCAAGCGTCTGGACTGATGCAACCTGCACTGCATGGCTGAGATCCATGCTGCGGTTAGCGGCAATCACACCATGCGGCATCGGCAGTGAGCGGCACGCTTGATCTAGTAGCTCTTGCCGATGCACGGCTATCAGCACGCGGTTGCCCTTGCGGGCGGCGGATTGGGCGATGTGGCTGAAGATCACCGTCTTGCCGCCGCCGGTTGGCAGCACTGCCAGTACCTTGCGGTGGCCTAGCTGGTATTGCAGGCGGATCTGGTCAACCAAGGTTTGCTGGTATGGGCGAAGGTTCATGGCTTATCAATGCCAGCAGGTGAACCAATAAAGATCCATTGATAGCCTTCTTTTTTCCAAATCAATTCCCAAACATTGCCATCGCTATCAAGGGCATACAAGCAAGTATTTCCATCAGGGCAACTGTTAGTAGAAATCTGAATAAACTTTGGCTCGTAAAGCATTGCTTGTGATGCTTGGCCTTGACACCGTAACCCTAGAGGCTACAGTTGTCAAGCACCCAGCGCCCACCAAGCAATGCAGCTTTGCCGACCATTTAGCTTGCGCCTTAGCTCAGACCTCCTGCAGTGGCTGGATTCTTGGCGTGGTGACCGCATGTCGCGCGGTACTGCCATACGCCTACTGCTGCAGCAAGCCATGGATCAACAGGCCAACCGATGAAGGAAATTGACTTTGACGAGGCCCGTCGGTTTATTGCCCTTCTAGGGAAGCCGGCAGGTGCGATCAGGCTGCGTGCATTTCTCCATGCTGACCACCCAAGCAAGCCCACCGATAAAGGCCGCAAAGGCGGCAGCAGTAAGCGGCTAATCACCGAATGGCAGTCCGAAGGTCGCGGCGTTTATGTCGTCGTCAACGATGGCGGTGACACCAACGCAGACATCACCACATGTCGTGCATTCTTTGCCGAATGGGATGACCGCCCCAAGGAATGGCAGCTCACCGCATGGCAGGACCTCAAGCTGCCAGAGCCGACCATGCAGATCGACACTGGCGGCAAATCCATACATAACTATTGGGTGTTGGCTGACCCGATCACGCCTGCGCATTGGGAATTGGTGCAGGCTCGTTTACTCGACTACTGCGATGCAGACCGCAGCATCAAAAATGCTGCTCGCGTCATGCGCCTGCCTGGCACCTATCACGCTGGTGCCGACGGCGGTCTTGGTGAGCAGTGCCGCATGGTGTCATGCAGCGGCAACCACTACGCCGTATCTGACATCGAGTCGGTGCTGCCATCTGAGACCTATTACCAGCACGAAAAGCCAGCGCGCACCTACACAGAGCAAGCCGAGCGCGGCATTGATGACATCCGCGAGGCGCTAGCCGCCATCCCGCCGCGCGCGCCTGGCACCGGCACGTACCACATCTACCGCAATATCTTCTGGGGGCTTATCCAAGCCGTCGGCGATGCCGCCACTGCTATTGCATTGATGCAGCAGCACAGCCCGCAGTGGCAGGGCCTTGAGCAGATTGCCGCTTCTGGTGGTGATCGCATCAACGCGGGCACCTTTTGGTACTGGGCGCGGCATTACGGCTGGCAGCCGCCAATGCCCACACGCAGGCAGGTGCGCTCATCAGAGCCGACCACCGCAGAAGCCATCAACTGCCAGCTGTACAGCAAGACAGATACCGAATGGCTCGACATGACCGTTCAGTACGTCTTTGAGTACCCTGCCGTCCGCTGGATTTGCGTTGATGGCATCCTCCATCGCTGGTGCGGCACCCATTACCAGCCCACCACCGACGACGAGTTAGCGCCCAGCATCGCCGGCCTTCTGTCGCAACTCCATGTCATTGATGCCAGAACTGGTGATCGCACACACCCATGGAAGCGGCCAAAGTACGTCGATGAAGCCCTTGCATGGATGCGGCGGCTGCTGGAGCCGGTCCCGGTTAACCCATCCAATGCAATCAACTGCGCCAATGGCGTGGTGTCTTGGTCGTGGAGCGGCAAAAAGCTTGACATCACCTTTGAGCCGCATAGCCCAGACCGTGCGTTCACCTATATCACCACCTACAACTACGACCCCGAAGCCAGCGCCCAGCACCTATGGCGACTGCTGGAAGCCGTAGAGCCTGGTGACCGCGACACGCTGCAGCGCATCCTCGGCAGCGGCCTTGACCTGTCCAAGTACCGCGCTACACGCGGTAGGCCACGGGCGGTTTTGATGATCGGCGCCGGCTCCAACGGCAAAGACACCATCCGCACCGCACTGCGCGACACTCTCGGCAGCCGTAATTTCACCTCCTGCACGCTGGCCGATTTTCGCCAGTACGACCAAGGCCGCAAATTCCCTATTGCGCCATTGCGCGGTGCATCAGTTAACTGGTCCAGCGAAAACAGCCAATTTGTGCATATTGACAACCTCCAGTCACTAAAGGCCGCAATTAGTGGTGAGGAGTTGTCATATGAGCTGAAAGGCGTGCAGGAGTTGCAGTTTGTACCGTCTGCGCTTTTTGTGTTCAACCTCAACAAAGACCCTTCCCTGTCTGGTGATCAGATTGCCATTGAGACACGGTTTCATGTCTTCCAATTCAGGAAGACCTTTATGGCAACACCTACTGAATCCAGCCACATTCAGGCTGACCCACGCCTAAAGGATGATCCGTCTTTTATCCAGCAGCAGATATGCCCTGCATTCCTTAACTGGCTGCTGGAAGGCATGGCACTCAGCATGAGCGATGGTATCGATTACAGCTCTGGTAGGCAGGCTATGGAAGATGTCCGCCGTGCCAGTTGTCACCTGTGGGAGTTCTGCGATGCCGTTGGTTTGACCTACGAGGATGGCGCTCAGGTATCGGTTAAGCGGGTATGGGACACGCTGCACGCTTGGTATCGAGAAGAGGGCTATCTAGACGACCGTGATCGGTGGTTGGTGGACCCGCCGGCTGATCGCACGGTCAAGGCGGCACGGCTTTTGGTGCCGGCGCTGCGGCAGATCTTCCCGAAACTTGCGTCCGCCAGAGCCGGCAAAAGCCGCGATCGTCTTATCACCGGTCTCAAGCTGGACCCATGGTGACGCTGTTGGCGGACGCAACTTGCGTCCGCTGCCACCCCTGGCGGACGCAAAGGCGGACGCAAAACCCCTTGCTATTACTACCTTTTCCTTAGGCGGACGCAAATAGGGGTATATAAACGCCTATAGAAAAAGGAAACGCTATGTAGTGGGGTGAACATATGACGCATATAGGGGGAGGTAGGGAAAGCCCGATTTTGCGTCCGCCTAGTGTTTGCAAGGGTTTTGGCGTCCGCCCAAGTGCAATTTGCGTCCGCCTCGGCCGAAAACCCAGTCACAGCCTGCCTTTTTGCGTCCGCGTTACGCTCAGCACTCATACGACCACCAAATGCAAGAAATCAAAGTTCGTTTTCAGCCCGAAGACCTGACCGCCTTGGATCAGCAGGCCGCATCGCTCGGCACCAGCCGCGCCCAGCTCATCCGTGACCGTTCCTTAAGCAGCGCGGTTGCAGGGTTGACCACAGCCGACTACCATCGCCTCGTGTCTGGTGCTGCTGCCCACATGCGTGGTGATCTGTCGCACCGACACGTTGAGCATCTCGTTGCGTATGTCATCACAAGACTCGATCAACATTCCCGCCAAGCAGTCGCCGGTGATCAACCGGCTTCATGACTGCATGACCCAGGCATTGGCTTACGCCCACGCCATCCGCGATAACGCACAGGACGACAGCCAGCCGATCCCGCTCGAACTCGTCGGTTCGTTTCAAGTCGATTGCGACGCCATCATCAATGCCCTAGCCGAAGCTGCTGCACAATGAAATTCACCTGCTCACAGTCCGACCTGTCCCATGCTCTCCGCGCTGTATCCCGCGCTGTAGGCACCGGACGCTCTGGCCATCCGATCCTTGCTGGTGTGCTCCTCGCCGCTGATGACGGCGCCGTACGCATCACCGCCTACGACCTCGACCTTGGCATCAGCACCGCCATTACTGCCGCCATAGACACCGCTGGCGCGTGCGTGGTGCCCCATCGGCTCTTGGCGGACATCACAGGCCGTCTGGACGCTTCTGAGGCGCTGTCGCTGGCCGTAGACGGTACGCGCGTCACGCTGACCGCTGCAGGCGGCTCCTACAGCCTCTCCGTGGCCTCTGCGGAGGATTTTCCCGCATTGCCCGTGGTGGATGCTGCTGCTGGCGCTGCTGTGGACCTCACAGCGCCATTGGCAGCCGTATTGCCTGCTGCAGCCACCGATGCGTCCAAGCAGCTGCTGACCGGCGTGCATGTCACCATCGCAAGCGGTGCTCTGCGTCTTGAGGCCACAGACGGTCATCGCCTTGCCGTGCGTACCGCCGACACCGATGCCGCAGATCTCGATCTTGTGCTACCCGCCCGTACCCTGCAGCAGATCCGCCAGCCGGCCACCATCACCGCAGACAAGCATCAGGCCGCTATCGCCCTTGCTGATGGCACCATGATCGTCTCGCGGTTATTGGACGGCACCTACCCGAACGTGCAAGCGCTGATCCCTCCCAGCTACGAGCACACGGCTACCGTTAGCCGCCTTGCCATGCTGGCTGCACTTGAGCGCATAGCCGTCATTGCCGACAGCCACAACAGCGTCGTCAAGCTCACCGCGAAATCCAAGCGGCTCACCATTGCCGCCGAAGCCGAGGCCAACAGCGGGTCAGAGTCCATTGCCATGGATGGCACGCTGCCCACGCTTGCCTTCAACGTGCATTACCTCATTGATGCCTTCAAGCATCTCGACGGTGATACTGCTACTATCAGCGGCAACACCTCAACTACCCCTGTAGTATTTGAGCCTGGTCTTACACTGGTAATGCCAGTTCAGGTACGCTGATCACATGGCACGCAAAAGCACTAAAGACGAGATTCAGGCCCGTGTTAATGAGGTCTATGGGTTGCTTTTGCGTGCCTACAATCATAACCAAATTGTTCAATACGGTTCCGAAAAGTGGAATGTAAGCGAACGCCAAGTAAGGGATTATTTAGCTGAAGCGCGCAAACTGTTATCAATTGATGCTGAAATTGCTAGACCGCAGTGGCTGGAAGCTGCGCTTGCAAGGTTGCAGGATTACGAGCGCATTGCGCGTGAAAACGGGCAAGTTGGCCTTGCAATGGCTGCTGTTGAGAAGCAGGCGCGGCTGCTGCGATTTGAGATGTCGTGATTCAATTACTGCACGGCGACTGCCTCGACCGGCTGCGCGAGCTGCCCGACTGCAGCGTGGACGCGTGTGTGACGGACCCGCCCTATGGCCTGAGCTTTATGGGCAAGGCATGGGACTACGACGTGCCCACGGTGGACGTGTGGCGGGAGGTGTTGCGGGTGCTGAAGCCAGGCGGGCACCTGCTGGCGTTCGCGGGCACCAGGACGCAGCACCGGATGGCGGTGGCGATCGAGGATGCGGGCTTTGAGATCCGCGACCTGATCGCGTGGGTGTATGGCAGCGGATTCCCCAAGAGCCGCAACCTGGACGGCGACTGGCAGGGCTGGGGCACCGCACTGAAGCCTGCACTGGAGCCGATCACGGTGGCGCGCAAGCCGTTCAAGGGCACGGTGGCGGCGAACGTGCTGGAGCACGGCACCGGCGCGATCAACGTGGATGGGTGTCGGGTGGCTGGCAAGTGGACCACGTGGCGCAAAAAGGATGGGACCGTGAGTGAGCAGAATCAGGACAGCCACAACATCTACGGCGCTGGCATGGGTGACGTGCGCAATCCTGAGCACCCAGAAGGCCGCTGGCCGGCGAACCTGATCCACGACGGCAGCGATGAGGTGGTGGGGTTGTTTCCCGAAAGCAGCGGAGGCGCCCATCCCAAGAAGCGCAACGACACGCCAAATCGAGCGATGGCGGGGCGCAATTATGCGAGAGAGATCCCCGCGCGGATTGAGATGGCCGACTCCGGCTCTGCCGCCCGGTTCTTCTACTGCGCGAAGGCCAGCAAGGCCGACCGCGGTGAGGGCAACACCCACCCAACCGTGAAGCCGACCGAGCTGATGCGCTACCTCTGCCGGCTGGTGACGCCACCGGGCGGCGTGGTGCTGGATCCGTTCATGGGCTCGGGTAGCACCGGCAAGGCTGCGGCGCTCGAGGGCTTCCGGTTCATCGGCATCGAGCGGGAGGAGGAGTATCTGGAGATTGCGCGCCATCGGGTGCAGGCGGGTGACGTGCAGGGTGCATTTCTGTGAGCATCGTTAGCGGCATCTGCGAACCAGTGCCGCTGCTTGCATTCATGCAGCAGCAGACGCCTGAGGACACTGACGACTTGATCACCCGCATCCGTGCAGACTTGCACCCTGGGCAGCTTGCGTTTGTGGATGACACCGCAACGCAGATCCTTGGTATCTCGGCCGGGTATGGCGCTGGCAAGACTAGGGCATTGTGCGCCAAGGCTGTGATGCTGGCCGCGGCCAATCAAGGGTTTATCGGTGCAGTGATGGAACCCACCGGCCCATTGATTCGTGACATCTGGCAGAACGACTTTGATAACTTTCTAGAGGCATACGACATTCCGTACACCTTTCGCGCATCACCACTGCCGGAATATACATTGCATTTGCCAAGTGGAGATACAAAAATCCTTTGTCGTAGTTTTGAAAATTACGGACGCATTATCGGCCTTAACCTCGCATGGGTTTTGTGCGATGAAATTGATACCGTAACGCCCAATATTGCTAATAAAGCATTTCCTAAAATCCTCGGCCGCTTGAGGTCAGGCAATGTCCGGCAGTTTGCTGCGGCCAGCACGCCGGAAGGTTTCCGCTGGATGTGGAATACGTTTGGCAGTGATGATGCAAAAGCGCGTGCAGACCGGCATCTGATCAAGATGCGCACCGTAGACAATCCACACCTGCCACCGGACTTTATCGAGCGGCTGCAGGCCAACTACGATCCAAGCCTTCTCAAGGCATACCTAGACGGCGAATTCGTAAACCTCACCACCGGCCAGGTTTATGACCGCTTTGACCGCAGCAAGCATATCCTGGCAACCATGCCAGACATCAGCAACGAACCGCTCAGGGTTGGCGTTGACTTTAACGTTGGCAACATGTCAGCTGTCATTGCTATCAGGCAGGGCAGCAGCCTGTTAGTACTAGATGAGATCAGTGGCGCGCATGACACTGATGCCCTAGCGCAGTCGATCAAGTCCAGATACCCAGCGCATCGCATCTATGTTTACCCTGACGCCAGCGGCGGCAATCGCAGCACCAATGCTGCGCAAACAGACATCCAGATCCTTGAGTCGTACGGCATGTCAAACCAATCGCCACGCAGCAATCCTCCCGTTCGCGATCGCGTGGCTGCTGTTCAAGCTTTGCTGGAAAACGGCAAAGGTCAAGTCCGACTGCAAATAGCAAACGGCTGCCGCAAGGTAATCGAGTGCCTTGAGCTGCAGTCTTACAACGAGAAAGGTGAGCCTGATAAGGATGCAGGCTACGACCACATGAACGATGCGCTTGGCTACATCATCTGGCGTGAATTTAACCCGCTGCACGCCAATGCTGGACGAAGCACTGGCATTAGGCTATATTAAATCCGCCATCCATTTACTGCACTCATGCTGACCGGCGCTGAACTACTGTCGAAAGTCAAAGAATCTGGGCACCTCAACAAGACCGAGCTGGTCCGCGAGTGCGGATACATCAAAGGCGAAAAGCTTTGCTTCACCGCGTTTTACGAGGCGCTCCTCGAGGCCAAGGGCATTGCACTGGCTGGCCCTAAAAAGGCAGGTCGCACCTTGACCTACAAAACTAAGGTGCAGTTCAACGGCAAGCTGTCCATTGGCGAAGGGTACGTCAAAGAGATGGGTTTCAACCCCGGTGATGAGTTTGAAATTAAGGTAACCCGCAACAGCGTTACACTGACTGCAGCTTGACGTAGGACATGTACACGGGTTTTAACTACTACGACCGGCCTACGGCAGAGCGTAAGGTCACCCGTGTGCAGGATGCAAACTCTGCATGGTACGCGCAAGAGGCGCATTGGATCCTGATTGAGGATCTACTGCAAGGCACATACGGTATGCGGCGGAAGCACCGCCGCTATCTGCCGCAAGAGCCACGCGAGCAAGACGAGTCCTACGACAACCGCCTTGCTCGCAGCGTGGTGCCGCCGTACTACCAACGCCTTGAGCGCTTGCTTGCCGGCATGTTGACCCGCAAGCCGGTGCGGTTGATTGATACAAGCGACACCATCCGTGAGCAGCTGTTTGACGTAGACCTCAACGGCAACGACCTCAACGTGTGGACCTACGAGGCCGCGCGCAAGATGGTGCGTTATGGCCACATCGGCACGCTCGTAGATGCACCTGCTGACGGCGGCAGGCCGTATTGGGTGACCTACACTCCACGCGACATCCTCGGCTGGCGCACCGAAGCAAAAGAAGGCAAGCAGCAGCTCACCATGCTGCGCCTACAGGAATTAGCCAGCGTGCCTGATGGACTGTACGGCGAGAAGGTGGTAGAGCAGGTGCGTGTGCTAACGCCTGGCGAGTATCAGATCCACCAGAAGGATGACAAGGGCGACTTCCGCATCGTGGACGAAGGTCGCACCAG